CAGGAAATTATCAGCCTCTGATGTACCCTGGTTCTCTATCCTGATATATCTCTTAGGTGGCTTTTCCGGCTCTTCTGAATACACTGGAAGCGCTGTATCATCGTACAGCACTCGACCATTTAAGTATTCTGTTAATGTTATCTCTATCATATTGCTCACCTCTTCAAGGCTTTAAGGATAGTATTGTTCTCTAACTGGTCAGCTAGAGCCTCATCAGATACAGCAAGGATAGAAGCATTAACTCTGCCCCTACCGGTGTACCCTGTAACTTCATATCCTTCGCCTAAATTCCTTGAGGCCTGTTCTGCCCTTTCAACCAGATGAGCTTTAAGCTCATCAGATCTGAGCATTTCTCGGACCCCGGCACTGTTTAGTTCTACCTTAATTTTCTGCATCGACATACCTCTCAAGCCTCACTTTCTTATGCCAGTCAAGGGGAATATTAGCTTCTATCCCCTCAATAGGTGTACCTATCGTGTGATAGGTATGTCCGTTAAAACATACAAGTGTGTCCTCCCACTTGTGAGTATCCCCTTTAGGTATTGCCAGCATAGCGGACATAGTCTTGCCATACATATTGAGCGTACTCACAAGCTCATCTGAGGATGGCTCACCGAAGAGCACCCCTTCTACGTCCACCCACTCCGTAGAGTAGATAGGCGCGTTGAGCGCATCGGTTCCGGTTTGAGTCTTAACTTGTAGCTGTACTGTCGTCGTCTGAATTAGTGACATCATATATCTCAAAGCCTCCTATCCTCTGCTTGCGTTTGAAGCCTAAGTCGGCTTTCTCGTTGTTGAGTAGATACAGGTCTCTTCCAGGCATTGTATATGTGCCGGATACAGAGTAGCCTAGTGCTGACTGCGTAACTTGCGACATAGGCTCTCCTGTAGTGCTTTTAGACAATGCTCTGCTTACCATAGACACAGTCACCGCTGTAAGCAGTAGCGCATAATCCTCATCGTCCGAGAATAGCGCGTCTGTATCAACGTCGTACTTAGCCCCCTCAAGCTTAATTATTGAGGATGCTGTAGGTATAAGAGCACTCGCCTTAGTCTGCTCTGCAGTGGTAAGCGTCCTCCACTGGGCCGCTATATCGTCTAAAGTAGCATAGCTAGTTGCCATTAAAATCACTTCCTTTTGGTTTTAGTTGTTGTCTTTTTAGCTGCAGCCTTTGGTGCAGGAGTTGCGGGCTTAGGGGCTGGCTTAGTAGCTTCCTTCTTTGGAGCAGGAGCTTTAGGCTCAGCTTTAGCCTTAGGTTTAGAAGCACCAGGAACCTCAATAGGCTCCCAGTACTTACCTTTAACCTCACTCACTACATCAATTACTACACCTGTCTTAGTATTTCTGTAGCGCATATTTCACCACCTTACTCACCACTCACGGCGCTAACGGATGGAACATCAAGAAAAAGACTGCTGCACCAAAGCGAAGGCATCTGGGTCAAGGATTCCCCATCCAAGATAAACCTCAGCTCTAATGTATACTTCATTGTGTCCTGCAAGGTCTCTACCTGAGTTGTCAGGGTCACCGTACTGGATAAGTGTCATAGGGATCTGCTTAGCATAGCCCCAATTAAAGAGTGAGAAGTCACCAACGATAGCCTGGTTAGTAAGGTTGTTAGTAGTGATACCATTAACTGTGTTGTTGATATCGATAGTTACACCTGCGAAAGAACCAGGAGTCTGACCGAATCTAAACTCAGGGTACTGTACTACGTTGTTAACCTTAACCTTAGCCATATCATCGCCAAAAGTGGCAGACATTGCTACACCTGTATGCTTATACTGGCTTCCTCTTACGAGTGCGATAGCACTGTCAAGGTTATCATCAGGAGTTGATGCATTATATGTAACTACCTGGTCAACTGCTGATGTGAAATTGTTAGTTCCAATAATTGTTGATGGGCTACCTGTTCTAGGATTAACACCATAAAATGCAGCAAGGTCAAAGCCTTTAGCTACCTTCTTAGCGAATCCATCTGCGAACTGACGGAGAATGTTAATTCTCTCATCTTCTGCTGCGAACATGAACTCATCTGTTACACGAGCACCATACTCGAACTTGATAGGAACGATTGTCTTAGGTTCAAGTGTGATTCCTCCATGTGACTTAGCTCCACCTTCTGCCACGATGTCAATCTCGTTAGGCATGTTGAAGATGAACTGCTCCTTGCCATTAAAAGGAATAGGCTCTGATGTTGATAATTTTGCAAGGGATGAATGTCCCTTAACCTTTGAGAAGAGGTCTGTAACGAGCTCTTCTGGGAAAAGGCTACCCTTAGATAAAGTGTTAACTGAAACTGCTGCCATGTCTTTTTACCTCCATTTTTTAAAATTTAATCCTGACCCATAAGGCCACGTGCAAGTGATCGCATAGCAGTATCACTTGAACTCAGTGTCGATGAAGGCTTATCCTCAGTAGCGAGAGGAGTCGTTGGCGCACTCTGACCAATTAGACCTTTAAGTGCCTCTGCGCTTTCCTTAATGCTCGCCTCATCCTCGCCTTTGAGGAACTCTATAGAGTCATACGAGAGCCCCACCTCATGAGCCACTCTTGACTTGATAGCGGATGTCTCGTATGCCTTAATCTTCGAATCTCTTTCAGCTAAGTCGGCGTCAAACTTCTCTGCTTTCTTCTTGGCGGCCGATATAGCATTGTTGAGGTCTGCGATTTGAGCATCGTAGTCTTTCTTGGTTTTATCCATCTCGTCTGGTGAGATATAACCTTCGTATTTTTTGGAATACTTCTCTTCAGCGCGTTTAAGACGTTCCTTAACTGCTGCGTCGAACTCTTCCTGTGTTGTGATTGGTTGAAATTCTGCCATTTCTCTAACCTCCTATTTTTTCCGCATAGTTGCGTAAGTTTTTTTTTTATTAAAAAAGAGACCCTTAAGGTCTCCATTTAATATCTTATTCTCTGTTTTTTCTTAGGCTTCACGGTACTACAAGCCCAAAGTGCAAGTGCTACTGTGTCTAAAAGCACTATATCGTTAGTATTGTTTAATGCGCTGTACCCAAAGCCGCCCTTACTGCCTATACTTCTCTTCTGACAGTTTGACACGCTTTCAGTGAGGGATGGCTGGTTGCGGTGGCGTATCATATCGTCATGGATGGCCTTCTCAAACATACTCATAGCATTGATATACTCGTGTACTTTAGGTAGTATTATGTTTTTCTCTTTAATACCGACTGAAATTAGCTCATTAAAGAGTGTATCCTGACCGTTCTTTCCGTCAATTACCACCTTGTCTATATCCATGCCCTGTATCCATGTGATTAACCAGCTGTCACCCTCAGATATAGGTCTGCAGTCGATACATTCAACAAATATTTCGCCTTCTACAGTCCTTACTGCTATTGAGAGTGCCACATTTTGGTCATCTGCACCATACTTAACACCTGCGTACAGCTTACCCGTAAGCTCCGGTAGCTCTTCCACTGCCATAGCTTCCCAGATAGCCTTAGGGATGTCTGATTTAAGGTTGTACTTAAACCAGAAGCCTAATCGCTGGATAACAAAGTCCATCTTATCCTGACCTATCTCAGCTTTAATCTTCCTCTCTGTCAAAATAGATCCTAAAGATGGGTTAGTTAAATACCACAGTGACGTATCTCTAATGTCCTCAGGTTCTGCGTCAACTCCCCATTCTGCCCATCCATTGTCTTCATCGTTTCCAGCGAGGATAGCTTCTCGCATATCGGCGAAGACTGTACCGCTTGACACCATCGTTGGTGGTGTTCCGCAGAGGATAGTTTGAGGATTAGGGCTGTCTGACACCACATAAGTAAGTGTTGACTCCTGCTCAAGTGTATACTCCTGAGCCTCGTCAATAATAAGCAGGTCATAGCCCTCTCCAAGACCACCTGAGTTAGTCCTGGTTCTAAAGTTTGCTGTTCCACCATTAGTAAGAGCAATACTCTCTAAGCCATACTGCTTAGTCGTTCTAAAGCTCTTCTCCGGCGGTATCTCATCTTTCTTTAATCGTCCTAGCTCTACATACCCTGCTAGGGTTAAGATCTTAACCAGACGCTCCCATGCTGTATGTGATGTAGTGGTTCGGTGAGCGGTGTGAAATATTGCCTCTCCGTTCTCAAGTCCCCAGAACTCACGCATGGTTATTACTTCGTTCTTTCCGTTACGCCTAGGTAAGCTGTAGCCTACCTTCTGATGTACCCATAGACCGTCCTTGTCAACGGCCATAATATTACGGAGGAGCGAACGCTGCCATGTCTGTGCTTTTCTGCCAGTCAGCCCGTAGAGCTTAACCGCTTGAGCGCCTCGACTCTTCTTAAACGGCAGGAACCTGCTCCTAGTTGGTTTTTGATTTCCTTTCTTTTGCATATTTATCACCTATTTTTCCGCATAGTTGCGTAATCACCGCCTAAGGACGTGTAGTTTAAGCTCTTCGGAGCTTATATAACTGGTAATGGCGTATTCTTCTCCATCCGTCAGCTTATAGCTTATTCTTTAAGCTGTCATACTTCCTCTTAGCCTCTTCTCTCTCCTCACTGTACCACTGCTTGGAGTGCACATTCTGCACCTTACCGTCTCCCGGGTAATAATCAACGCTGCATGTACAGCCTCTGTGCCTGCGATAAACGTCTCGCGGAACATCCGGATATCGATAAACACCTGCAACCTCATCACACCACTTGCAGCAATGCCCGGAGGATGTTCTGACAATCTTAGGTTTTAACCCTGCTTTGTTTTGAAACTCTGCATTGTCCTTAATGCTCTGCACTACTACAGCTTGAGAGTTCGCAATTACAGGCGCATCGAGTAACCACTTAGCCTCTTCATAGGTTTCATACTGAGATGCTTTCCAGGCTAAGTCGTGTATCTTTTCTGTATCTATCCGTGGCGCCTTAGCTTTTAAGCCTATCTTTGCCTTTTCGTTTAATGCTTCCTGGGTAGATACACATGCTTCTATAACGCGGCTTGAGTTCTCCCTCAGCATCGGTGTGATAAGCTTATCAGCTATGTTGTAGTAGAGCTTCTGGTTAGGAAGGTCCGCGCCCTTAATCTCCTTAAAAGCTATAGCTAAGCTTCTGCCGTACTCGTATGCCAGTGCGTCAACATCAACATACGAAGCATTTTTACTTTTAACCTTAGCCTCTAGGAGTGCTACTCTTGGGTTACTCTTCAGCTCCTTCTGATACTTCTTCTGTATCTTCGACAGGAGCGCTGGTGTTAAGTCCTCCATAGCTTACCTCCTCACTTGCATCAATACCGGTTAATGCCTTAACATTATCCCTTCCAACATATCCAGGTATTGCCTGATTAAGCTTAATCAAACCATCTCCAATTAGACTGAGCATAGCTGCGTCAGGCTCAAAGATTGGATGCCATTCAGGTATTGTTTCATACATAACCTGCCTGTCGTATGCGACTTCGTCTCTTACACACGCGGCTAAGTAACCGGCATTAAGGAAGCCTATCCCGAAGGTTCTCTGAGCTTTCCTTGCTGTAAGCCTTAAACTCTCATGTGAGGCTTTAATAGCTTCAGCACTACTTGGATTGTCTGTTACGAACCCTAAATCATTGAGTGTTAGTCCGGTTTCGCCAGCAAATAGGCTGGCGAGAGTACGGAGCTGTTCTGTATAAGGGCTCATACTCTGCTGAGTGAATTGGCCTACCGTAGGTTTCTCTCCGTTCTCGCCGGCGCTAAACTCAAGGAATGTGGAAATTGTTGCTTTCCAGCTTTCAAACTCATCTTCTCTATCTGGATCTGTTCCAAGTACATACTTCTGAGGGAAACTATAGAACTCAGCTGACACCTCAGAGCGCTTTAAGGTCCTGAGGGCGGCCTGCATAATATCCATACATGCCCTTGATATACGGCTATGCCCAAATGGTCTTTTAGAATCCGGTCTGAAAATGATAGGTACTAAAAGCGCGTATGGCGCAGGATTGCGAGGTGCCATAGTAAGCTTACCTTGTGTATATATCTCAGTTGCGCCCTGGGTAAAGTAAGCTTCCACAACAGGATTCTCCTGATCGTCTCTCTCAAGAACCGCATAGCCTTCCTTGAGCATATATGTTATTGGATCAATTACACCAGTAGCGTTCCTTCCGTCTATACTCTGTAAGCGAGGATAGCCGTCAGGATCTGCGCTAATGTATATGAATGAGCAGGATGTGATAAGAGCTGACAGTATTGCGCTGTCAAATAGCACATCTCTGTTATTCATCTCATAAATGTTATTGATATTAAAGTTATCATTCTTGAAGCCGTCAAGGATTAACCTATCTGCTATACTGTCAACAGACTTAGCACACCAGCCGAGTGATTCCTTTAACCAGCGGAAAGCCTCAGGCATGGTAATGTTAAAATCTTTGATAAGATTCTTACTCTCATAGTAATCATATCTGGTTTGACAGCGTAGTGCTTTAACCGCTAACTTATCCTTGAGGTACTGCATACCTAGTGTCTCACTCATGCTTTAATCTCCTTAAATCTGTGC